AAACAAATAATACTTTAAATACACTGTTAACTATAGCAGCAGGCATACGTGCTGCAAAACCAGCAGCAATAGCAGCAGCTGCTACTCCAGCAACAGGATCTCCATTTGCTAGTCTTGTTTTAAATCTAAATGAAATTTTAGACAAGCTGAAATATGATGATTTGGGGAATCCAAAATTACAAAAAATAAAAGCAGCCCTAGATTTATCTGCCCCAGCGATATCTATAGCTGCTGTTTTTATCGCACAAACGATTACTACTTTGAATTCTATAGATTCTATTTTAAAGCGATGTGCGCCTAATTCTACCCTTACATCTACAAATGAAGGGCTAGTCCAAATATCACAACAACAAAATCAAGCAGAAACAACTATAAATCAAGAATTATATAACGGATTTGTAATTAGAATAGAAGAAATACCTTTTAGTCCTACTGTTACCCGTAGAAGAGCAATAGGTATAAATCAAAGCGGTATATCTTTAATTCAAACAGAATTATCCTTTACCACAAACCCCGAAATACTAATTAACGAACTTAAACTTATTATTGACAGAGATAATTTAAAAGCTTACTAATTTAATATTTATAATCATGAAAACCCAAGACTTTAAAAAAATCATTAAAGAAGCTGTAAGAGAAGCAATTCAAGAAGAACTTAAAGATATTCTTCTCGAAGCAGTCCGTTCTCCAAAGACAATCGTAAATGAATCTATTAGAGACACATATGCCCAACCCCACATCGAAAAACCAAAACAATTGACTGCCCAAGAACGCAGAAATATGTTCTCTGGAATTTTAGGAGAAATGCAACAGGGAGCAGTAGCTACCTCAGCATATGCCGGCCAATTTCAGCCCAAATCTACAGATACTGTAAATGGAGCATTGCCTGATGGGAGTGTTGGTTTGGATCAAATAATGAACTTAATGAATAAATAATGGCATTCGGAGCAAAAAGAATATTCCCTATAGATACCAAACCCGGAACCGGGGTTGGAGTAGCTATTCCTTTTAATGCTCCTGCTGTTTTTAAAACAACATATACTACAAAAGATGCTGTTAGAAATAATCTAATAAATTATTTTTTAACAAATAAAACCGAAAGATATTTAAACCCAAATTTCGGTGCCAATTTAAGAGCTTTTATTTTTGAACAAATTACAAATGGAAATCTAGATTTTTTAAAACAAGATATCCAAGCGCAATTAACTGCGTTTTTCCCAAATGTACTCGTTCAAAATCTAGAAGTAACCGGAAACCCGGATACATATGAAGCCAATGTTATATTAACGTATAACGTTGTAGATACGGGTATAAATGACGAAATATCAATAACATTCACATAATGGCACAAAGAAAAAACATACAATATATAAACCGAGATTTTGGTGAATTTAGAGCTAGTCTAATAGACTACGCCAAAACCTATTTCCCAACAACATACAACGATTTCACACCAGCCTCGCCTGGTATGATGTTTATGGAGATGGCCGCTTATGTAGGTGATGTTTTATCTTTTTATCTTGATAATCAAATTCAGGAAACATTTTTACAATATGCTCGTCAACCAAATAATTTGTATGAATTAGCATATATGTTTGGTTACAAACCAAATGTAACCCAAGTTGCCACAACAAATATTGATTTTTATCAACAGGTTCCTGCTATATTATCTGGGTCAACTTATGTTCCTGATTTTTCTTATGCCTTATCTATTGCAGATAATGCAATATTATCATCTCCTATTAGCCCAAATATACCATTTATTACAGAAGATCCAGTAGATTTCTCAGTATCTAGTTCAGGGGATCCTACCGAGGTTACTATATATAGTTTAAATGGTAATAATCCTGAATTTTTTCTCTTAAAGAAGGCTAGAAGAGCAATTTCTGCTACTATCAATACAACTCAGTTTACATTTGGGGCCCCTCAACAATTTTCTACTGTTACAATAAATGCAAACAGAATTATAGGAATCTTAGATATATTTGATACAGACAGCAATGAATGGTATGAAGTTGATTACCTAGCCCAAGAGACAATATTTGATAGTATTAAAAATACCAATGTAAATGACCCTAATTTATCCCAATATTCAGGGGATACTCCTTATCTTTTAAAGCTAGAGCAAGTCCAAAGAAGATTTGTTACAAGAGTTATAGATACAGGGTCACTACAAATACAATTTGGTGCTGGGAGCGCAACAGATACAGATGAAGAAATAACCCCAAATCCAGATAATGTAGGTATAGGATTACCATTTGAAAAAGATAAACTCACAACAGCTTATTCTCCTTCAAATTTCTTATTTACAAAAACATACGGCATTGCTCCTTCTCAAACAACATTAACTGTTAGATATTTAACAGGTGGGGGAGTAGAAGCAAATATTCCTGCAAATAATTTAACAAATATAACAGGAGATATTCAATTTTTAAATAATAATCTAGATGTTTCTACTGCAAATTATGTAGTATCATCATTAGCTGTTACAAACCCGATAGCAGCAGACGGAGGAGGAGATGGAGACACAATAGAAGAAATTCGCCAAAATTCTTCAGCAAATTTTGCAACACAACTTCGAAATGTAACACAAGATGATTATTTAGTAAGGGCATTATCTATGCCTGCTAAGTATGGTGTTATATCAAAAGCATATATTGAACCTACAAAGGCACAATCAGTATCATCAGGGGAAGCTTTAGGAATATTAGATTTATATGTTTTATCTTATGATTTCAATAAAAAATTAACTACTACTTCTCCTGCTTTAAAACAAAATTTGCAAACATATTTATCTTTTTATAGAATGATAAATGATTCTATTACTATAAAAGATGCATTTATCATTAATATTGGAGTAAATTTTGATATTATAGTATTACCTAATTATAATTCAAACGAGGTATTAATCCAATGCCTGGCGGCATTACAAGATTATTTTGCAATAGATAAATGGCAAATCAATCAACCTATAATCCTTAGAGATATTTATATCTTATTAGATAGAATTGAAGGAGTACAAACAGTTAAAAACATAGCAATAACAAATAAAGTAGGCACAAGTTTAGGATATAGTCAATATTCATACGACACTACAGGAGCAACAAGTGGTAATGTAGTGTATCCCTCACTTGATCCTATGATATTTGAAGTAAAATATCCAAATACAGATATTCAAGGCAGAGTAGTACCTTTATAATAATACAAAATGGCAGTATATAAAATATTCCCTTCTCAAGACGCTACATTATATTCGGCTTATCCTGCTATGAACACAGGAATAGACGAAATTTTAGAAGCATCTACTAATTTCAAAACAGGAGTTACAGAAACAAACGGAGAATATCCTCAAGCTTCTCGTTTTTTAGTTCAATTCGATTCTGATGAAATTACATATGTAAGTGCTTCTTTAATAGGAACAGCAAGTTGGACAGCTAACCTTAAGCTTTTTGTAGCCGATGATACTGGATTATCTGGTACTACAGCAGTAGCAGCTAACGCCGTTGCTCAGCCATGGAATATGGGTACAGGGCGTTACTTAAATAATCCTGAAACCCAAAATGGTGTATCATGGAAATGGAGATCCTACTCAGGAAGCAATGCTTGGACTACTACTGGATTTTCTGCTGGGCAAACCGGGTCATATAATTTAACTACTAATCCTAATTCTGCAGGAGGTGGGGTATGGTGGACTGGTTCTCAAGCCACAAAAATATTCTCATATTATTCAGACTTAGACTTAAGCTTTAATGTTAAATCTATAGTAGAAAAATGGACGGGAAGCGCTTGGGCAAATTATGGATTTATAGTTAGACAAACAGAATCTCAAGAATTTGTAAATAGTGTTAATGAACAAGTAACTTTAAAATATTTTTCTAGAGATACCCATACTATATATCCTCCCTGCTTAGAATTTAAATGGGCTGATTCAGTATACAATACGGGTAGTTTAACAGTGTTAACTACTAATCCTGCTACTATTTTATTAGCCCAAAATCCTGGGGTGTTTTATGATCAAAGTGTTAATATTTTTCGTGTAAATGCAAGACCAACATATCCTCCAAAGGTATGGCAAACATCTTCTATTTATATGACTAACTATGCTTTACCAGCAGAATCATATTATGCTATAAAAGACTTGGATACTAACGAAATGGTTATAGATTTCGATACAACATATACTAAATTAAGTTGTGATGTATCAGGAAGCTATTTTAAATTATATATGAACGGATTAGAACCTGAAAGGTATTATACTGTTTTAATTCAAACTACAATTCAAGGATCAACAATAGTATTTGATGATAATTATAGCTTTAAAGTTGTTAACCCATAATGGCAAAAGAAATTATAGATTTAAGTAAAGTAGTATACAATAAAAATCAATACACTAAAGTAATTGATACGCAATTTACTCAGTTGATCTCTGCCCCTGTTACAGCATCTATCAGTGTACCTTCTCAAATAAATGAATTCTTTGCCCAATATCAAAATTTATTCTTTGAAATCCCAAAATTTGGCCAAACAAACTCACACGAATATCTAATAAAGACCAGTGGAGAATATGTTGGAGAAATCAGAACAGACGACACAGTAAATGCTTTACTTGAAGAAATAACTCAAGTAAGACAAGAAAATTTAGATCTTCAACAGCAACTATTTCAAATATCTCGAAATACAACCAATACACAATGACAGAAATAGTTAACATACAAAATATTGATCCTATTACATTTGAGTTGCAAACATACTCGCCTGAGGATACTTCTTTGATTACATCAAACGATATTCCAACTCGATTTAACCCAGAAACAGATTATTTAGAGTATTTTATATACGATTTAAATAGAAATATTTTAGTAGAAAATGTTACTGGTTATCCTAATTTTACTCTTTTAGATAATCAAGTTACTATAGACCCGGAAGCTGATTTGAGAGCTTTTGGTTTTACAGAAGGACAATATAATACAGCGTATAATTTTTTAAGACATCGCCTAGCATCAACCGCATTAAATAGATACTATATTGACCAAATCAGTGCGGATAGAACTGAAGTAAGACTTAATACCACAGCTATACCTAATGTTGAAGTATCTGCTAGCGCAATTATATTTTCTCAAGATATTCAAAACACACAAGGTGGCTATCTAGACTTTTATTTAGATTTTGGAAACAATCAGTTAGTAATAGCAAATAATGTATTATTAGATAATTCTAATCCTGATGATCCTACAGTTCTGATAAAACTATACGAAGCACTTCCCCCACAATTTGATATAAAGAGTGAATGTTGGGTAGTTGAGCAAATAGCAGAATCTGTAGCTTACAATATCAATATTACTCCTGTATTCAGTATTGAAGATGATAATATTCCTTTAAAAGGACCAAATTATAATTTATCCATATCAGATCAAATTAATAATTCTACACAATATGCTAGTCTTTCTTCTCTAACAGCTACAACATCCGCTACAGGATCAGGAAGTTTAAGATACCAATTAAATAGTTTATTAGCAGAAAATAACGTTGAATTAAATATAGACTATTCTAGCTACGATAATTTTATTCATTTCTCTTCTGCCCAAACTCGCCTAGAAAATTTTTATTATAAGCTAGCCTTAATAGAACAATATACTTATAGTGCTAGTTTATCAGTTAATACTACTACAAACTACTATGTTTCTTCTAGTAATGTAATATACCAAGCAAAAATAAATGAAATTATAACTAATTTTGATGGTTACGAATATTATCTATACTACGAATCGGGATCAACAGCTTGGCCTAAAACAAATAGTACACCCCCATACACAAATGCTTCTACAGCTAATCCTGGGGTAGGGTATACTTGGTTTATATCTCAATCGGCTGTAGCAGAACTATACGATAGTGAAAATAACAATGCTTTAGTAAATGCTATTCCTTCTTATCTAAGAGACGATCCAAGCAACGCACAATACGAATTGTTTGTTGAAATGATAGGTCAACATTTTGATAATGTATTTTCCTATTTACAAGGAGTTACCGAGAAATACAATGCAGATAACCGATTAAACTATGGTGTATCTAAGGATTTAGTAGCAGATATATTACGCGATTTAGGCATTAAAATATACCAAAATAATTTCTCAACAGACGATTTATATGCTGCTTTAATTGGTATTACCCCTTCAGGCAGTTTATATAATTTACCTTATACAACACCTTCTTTACCTGCCCCAACAGGATTTGAATATATCACAACATATGTTACTGCTTCTGCTACTGGTTCTTTGCAACCTGTTGATGATATAAACAAATCAATATATAAAAGAATATATCACAATTTGCCTTATCTTTTAAAGAAAAAAGGTACTGTAGAGGGTTTAAGAGCAATCATAACATTATATGGTATTCCCGATACTATTCTAAGAATAAACGAATATGGAGGTAAAGATAAAGACAACGCAAATGATTGGGATTATTGGTATGATCAATATAATTATGCTTATACACAGAATGGAAATAATTTTATTTCATCTTCTTGGGCACTAAACTCAAGTTGGGTTTCTGAAAATAACCGCCCAGGATCTATAGCATTTAGGTTTAAAACTAATGGATTACCTACATCCAATATTCCATATTCTCAAAGTTTATGGTCAATTTCGGGGCCTAGTGGTCAGGCGGCTATTGTTTTAACATT